ACTATGTCAGTATTGTTTGCAACATCATCAATAGCAGTAACATACAATGAAGTACTACTATTTCCATTGTCAAGACGAGTCATATACAAACCACCATCACCAAAGGCAATACCTATTTGATTATATGCTGCTTGATATAGTCCACTATCTCTATCTAAATCAAAAGCTAGACCAGGAGAGTCTTTAGTTCCCTGTGCTAGTCCTCTGAATAATTGATTTACTTTTGCTTTTCTGTTAGGAATCAAAGGATCAGATACAACAATAGGAAGAATTGCTTCTCCAGATATATTGCTATCCGAAATTGTTTCCAGTTGAGAAATCTTCTTGGTTCCCACGAATAATTATACTATTGGCTACGGTTTTATTTATAAGGGCTCTCGTCCCTCAATGTGTTAACTATACCATACATCTCTGCTAATTTGTTATTCGGGTGATATATGTCTTGAATATACTCATCTGATATATGATTTAAGGTTATATTTAATGCTAAACTATACCTATTGCTAGTAGAAGGGCACTCTGGGTCTACCCAATGTTCTAACCATGAAGGAAATGCTATCATCAATCCTTTTTTAGGTGATACTTTTATTCTTCCAGAGTTATACCAAGTTGCAAATTCATGATATTGATATGGAACTGCATACTCCATAACGTTGGTAATAGGATTCTTTAGTATTAAATCTGGTGATTCTTCATCTGCCTCTGGATAATACACAACACTAATCCAATGTGTACCATGAAGATGAGGTTTTAAAGGTTCAGCAGAGTTACTTCTATTTGCCCAACAGGTAGTAATTCTTGGTTTTGCCTTGGTTCCTAATCCATAGAGTTTCATGAATCTAGGAATTAAGTTATGAACATGATCTACAACCTCATGTATCTCAGGTTGATTTAAATCGAGTGGTATACCTGGTTCTACAGTTTTAATATATTTTGTAATTTTATCATCATCAATATCTAAAATATCTGATGCAAGAAAATTAGAAAATAATGGTTCTACATAAAAACGATCACTCATAATACTTAATTGCTATGGAAAATCTATGTTCACTTCTAAATGAAGTTGCTCTATGTGATATATTAGCATCAAATCCAACTAATCTGTTAGGTTTAGGAATAATACCTGTAATTTCACCATCAATTAAAAACTGAGTCTCTCCTAACATATTTGGTTCCCAATGCATATTAGGATAATATAAGAATGTTGTTCCCTCTTCTCCATCCTTGTGCCAGAATGGTATTTCACCAGGTATGAATAGATTTACGTACATTCTATAAGGACACCCTTGATATTCTGGATGAAATTCCCCTGCTATTCTATCTTCAAATAAATCAAATGGACTTTCATTACCATCTGGAATTATATCAGATACCATACCTACAGGTGGTAGACCATATTCGTCACATTCTCCATAACGATATTTGGCATTTTTACAATACTCAAACATTCTATGATGAAGATGATCTTCTAGAAACTCATCAACTACATCAATCATTTTCTTTTCCTTCTCTTCCTTTTTTTATACTCACCAAGTCCTAATAATCTCATGGGTGGTCTGACTATGAAGTGTTCTACAGTAAAGATTCCAAACATCACCAATAGAACACTTGTCAACCCGACCAAAAGTATCGGTTCTAATATTTTCTCCAATGTCTTGTTCATTTCTTCCACTCTTTCTTTTCATAATCAAATCTAGGATGTGGTGCAGCACTTATAACAGGATCTTTAGTCTTATTCTTAATTACAATAAATCTATCAGCAGCAAATGTACCTGCTAAGTTTACCTCTATCTCATCACTATCTTGCCAATTAATACTACCATCTTTTTTGGTGTGTAGCATTGCTTCTTGGATCTTGTCGATCACTTCCTGTGTCAGTTTCATAATAATTTAGCTTTGAGAAATTTCAGACGCTTTCGTGCCTGACGTAACGCTTGCGGCTTCAATCGACGCTTGAGATTCTTCTTGGAGTGATGCTGCCAATTTGGTATTTTCATCTATAAAACTCTTTCTAAATTCTTCTACAACATCAAGAACTTCTGGATCAACTGGAGGACCTGACTGCTTTACTGGTGACAGTAATGCAATAGAACCATCTTTACGTTTAATCTTCCAGACTGTTCTGTTTCTTTCACACATAGTCAAGAGGAAGGCAAAATTTAATGCTGCTTCTTCCTCAGTAATTTCTTGAAAATCGGTCATTAATAAATTGTCAATAAATCTTCGTTTAGTGTTTCGATCATAGCAGTTGTGGTTTCTGAAAAACCTTCAGCACCTTCTCTGTCGAACTTCCAAACGATACTATCCTCGTAACCATCTTCGGAAACAAGTTTGATCTGTCTTTTAGATATGTCAATGAAGACATGTGCTAGATAAATCTCGTTATCGGAATCAGATGTAAAATCTGTCATAGTTACCTCTGTAGATATATCTATAATAGCATAATATTATTGAAGGGTCAACGTTCCTGTGACAGTTTCCGAACTGGTTGTGTTCGGTGTAATAACGCTAAATTTACCACTAGTGATAGCATTATTATAGTACCCTGCGGTAGATGATAGGTTAACTTTGTAGTTTTCTAGTATTGATGGGTTTAATATAGTCTCATATCCACCATTTATTACCGTCCTTATTCCAGTAACTTTCTTAGGTGTTTCACTCTGCTCTATATTGATTAACTGAAGTATATGTGGTGTTACCATTTCTATTGAGTTTTCTGCTGACATAGTAATCTCCATACCACTCATAGTCTGCTGATAAGATGAGTTTTCAAATATACTACCAGTGATTTTGGTTGATACTGATCCTAACTTACATTCTGATCCTTGTAATTCAAATTTAGATCCAACAACATTCATATCAACATCAGACCCAAACCTAAGAGCATGTTTATGAGTTCCTCCCTCAGCACCTAAGTAGAATCCTCCTCCTACTTCAATATGGCAATTACCTGTTATCTTTAATAAGTAATCACCTTCAATATTACGAACATAGTCTTTATTGATAATTTTACAGTCATCGCCATGAACTTCTTGAGTTAAGGTTCCTGCATAAGATATATGATCTGCTACTAAAGCACCTGTATCACCCTCATTACTAGTTGCCTTATTAACATATTCTGCAACTTTTGCTTCTATAACATCATCTGCCAACGAGTCATAATCAACTGCTTTCCTTAATTGATCTCTTATCTGTTTTTCATAGAGATGAGCATTATTAAAGGTAATAGAGGTATGAGTTGTTCCATTTGCTCTCTTAGTAATATCTGCCTTACGACCTGGTGTTCCTAGATGTAATTCATAACCTCCACTAATATAATTTGTAGCGGTAGTCATATTTGGATCTGCTTCTTTAAACATAGATCCAAATAAGTCATCACCTCTTATCTTATTGATTGCATCTAAATCGTTACCAGTTAAACGAGTACAACCAAACAAAGGGAACCAACCAACTAAGTCCTTACCATTAGTAGTTCTATTACATTCACTAGAACGGAATTTAAGTAATATTTTCATCAAACCAGTCAGGTTTGTGTGTGTCTGACTGAATAAATCTGATCTCAACTCAAATATACCACTTCCTGTCTCCCATTCAGTAATAATATTAAGTCCATTAGTTGTTTCAACCTTATTTTTAACCAAACTTACTACATCACTTAGATTTTTGATAATTTTAGTAGATTCGTCAACAATAGTTTTTACAACTTCGTCAACTGTATGTTTTACTAGTTCTTCTTTTGTTTTGGTATTAGTTAAACATGCATCAATGTAGTTAGTAACTACAGTTAAACAATCTTTCTTGTAAGTTTCAATATTAGCATCAATAACACATAATGACTTTAAAACTGTCTCTGCTGCCTCATGAATGCTATTATAAGACGCAAATGGTATTCCAATAGCATCTGATTGCAACGCTTCTACCTGTAAATTAGTTGCTAGTGTAGATGTTGCTTGACGCATAGTAGAAATAACTTGACTGTATATAACTGTCAAGAAATTATCTATTTTCATAGTTAGGTCTTTAGTTGTTACATATTTACCTACAACTATATCCAAATATTTGCCATCTGATATTTTAACAAGACTAGAGGTCATATGTGCCATATCCTCTATCATGTAAGACATCTTATACTCTAAACTCTTCCAAGGACCACCAATACCATTAGCAGTTGGAAATGGATGTGAAGGATCTAAGGGTTTAATAGGATTATATGAACTACCGTGTATATCTACACCAATATTTTTAGGAGATCCATCTCCTCCTGATTCTGTAGTAGTTTGACCTGGATATGCAACACTATTATGTCCACTCTGTCTTAATGCTGATGGTTTGTTAGTATTCTTATCTGCAGGATGTATAGCAGATGAATTAGGTGCAGTACCCCATTCTGGTAATTGATCTGTAAAAGCAAGTGTTGAGGTTGTCTTAGTATCTTCAGACTTCTTAACTCTCATAACACCAATAACTATTGGCATTTGAGCAGTTTCACCATCCATGAAAAATCCCATAACAACAGCACCAGTCTGTAACTGTCCTGTTGACTCACCCTGACCATCATTACCCGCTTGTGATGTATGTTGTAATACTGTAGCCCAAGGTAAAGCATGAGTAGGAAGGTCTGCTATGGTTCCACCTTGTAGATTAGTGTAATAACCAAGCACACGCACCTTAACTCTACCCAATTCCATTGGATCTTCGTTATCTTCTACTTCTCCTACCCACCAAAAGAATCCGTCCTTACCGACAAACCCTGATGAATTCTCATTTTGTATACCATCAACTAGCTTCATTTTAAGCAGCTTTTTAGTTATTTATTCCTCTAGCGGACCTCCTTTCCTCCATCTAGCATTAGAATAAACACTATCAGATCTGACGATCAATTCTGTAAAATACTCCATTTTTGTAGGATGTACAGATGCAGGGTTTTCACTAATTGCTTGTTTTAGTGCAATCATTTCAATCCACTCTTCATCCGTTAAATCGGTATCTGCTATTGTTGTGCTTTCGTATGTCATGTGATGCTGTATTAAACGTTTTTTGGTTTCAGTCACACAATCGGAGTAGAATTTAATTGGTTGGTCGGAATAATGGGAATCGCCACTCATATTATGTTTTAATAACTTCTACTATTTTATATTGAAATCCACACAAACGCGAGTCCCTTTATATTATCTTTAGATTTTCTTCATGAAAACCCTACACGCTAAAAAATACCCAGAATTTTTTTTACGGTATTCTGGTAATTAAAAGTTGAATTATATACGGACGAACTTATAAATTTCATCACTACCCCAGACTTTCTCACCCTTCTGGTTTAATCCTCTGTCTCTTGAGAATAATTTCTCACCATAGAGATTAATCATAGATTCTATTCTGTATCCTTTCTCACCTTTACATCTTGTACTGTCTAGTTTACCACTCCAATAATCATTTTGATATGTGAAATGCATATCACATTCTTGATGTCTTGTTCCATCAAGTTTATAATTCTGCATGATTATATAACTTTTAGATGCTACTTGTATCTTGTGTTTTTTATTACGATATGGTTTATGAGGACCATCTACTCTATAAAAATTCTTAGACGTATACCATTCCCCTTCCTTTGCCCAGATAATCTCTGTCTGAGCAAATAGTGATGGATTAGACTGTGCTTGTGCTCTATTATGCCAGTGACCTAATAGAAACTGATCAAAAATTGACTCCATTACAAAAATACTAACTAATCGTCGTATACTCTACACTCAAATGCATCAGGATGATTGTCGCAGTAGATTTCTAAATGCTTATCCTCATGTCTTGTGTGCCAGTCATTTATCTTACCCTCATTAGGGTCAACAACATCATCTTTATGAAAGGTTTCATAATCAGCATGAACTTCTTCTAGTTCAGACTTTTTATACTCTAACATACCATGATTGATATGCTCCTTACCATCTTTAGGATCAAGATAAACTTCGTGTTCTAAGTCATGAGTCCTTTTTGCTTGAGGATTTTCTCCGATACCTTTAAATTCTTCGGTAATCATAGCTAACTCCTGTTCTATACTATTATTTATCTTAACACAGAGTCCTTGAGTAAGTCTAGTTCTGTGTAAAGAATAGTTCCTGTAGTGTTGTGTTTCACTGACGATATTAAATATCTACCACTATATTTCCTGTCTAGAGGTGTCTGTCTACCAGATTTAAAGTTAGCAGGTATGATGACATCTATTCCACCACCTGCATACAAGTCTAAGTTACCTGGTACAGTTATTTTAAGTTGAATATTTTTAAGAGATTCTAACCTCATGAACTGATATGCCTGTAGATCTATCATTTCTTGATAGTTTGCTTGAGGATTATTCATAAACTTAGGATCAAATGTTTGATTTGGTAAGAATGAATACCTAATTCTTCTTGGTTTCGACACCATCTGATGAACAATAGGATCTAGTTGAGTCAACGGGTTAACAGTTTTCTTCCCATCTAAATGAGACATCTTTTCCCATATCTTATCTAAGTCGTAAGTAGGATCAGTAGTTGTTAGTTCTGTACTCATACCCATCTTAGATGATCCTATAGTAACTGGATCAAATCCAACTGAGAATCCTGAGAAACTACCATCCCTCATCAATTCTAAAAGATGTTTCTCTCTTGGAAATGTAATACCACCGATAGTGAATGCATCAGCAGCAGTCTCGTCAACTTTCTTAGGACTGTAGTGATACTTGTAACACCTAGGTCTTCCTGTAAGTTTATTTGTTTGCTTGTCGAATGTCTGATCGTTAATATCATCAATCAATCCATCAACAGATCTGAAGTGATAACCTAAACCATTTTCATAAAATAGAAATCCATTCTGTAGTATGCCACCTTTCCTAGATTTTCTTACACTTCTCTGTGCTAACCAATAGATTGTATCAATAGGTCTCCAGTTAGGTGCAGTAAATCTTTGATTATTAATACTTTCTTCAGTGAATACTTTCTTTTCACTATTAAGATATCTGGTATCAGTTATAAGACTCTTTACTATGTCACTCGATTCACTCTTACCTTGGAAAATTTCTGTTGAATCACCAAAGACACTAACTGATTCGTTCTTAATAAACTCAGTAGAACATGCTTCAACCATGAATACATCGTTAGTTGGGTTTGTTCTAGAACGTGAGTGAACACAGTATATTCTAAAGTTATATGTTCTATCAATAATAGATGTTGTGACTTGTAATTTTAATTCTTCGTGACCTGTCATCATGTTGATGATACCTGCAGAGTCTTCAAAAACAAATGATGCTTCGACTGTAGATCTATCAAGACGTTCACGAATCTCCCAACCTCTACAGAAGTTGTACAAGTTGAATGCTCCTTCCTCATTTGCTAATCGTTTACCGTCTCTAAAAAGACTAAGACGATATTCAATTTCACCTACATTAGATCTTTGGATTGTCATTAGAACTTAGCAATACTGAAGTTACTTTGAAGATTAGCAGCATTTAATGATGCTTTAGCACCTGCAAGAGCTGGCATCGAACCACCACCACCTGTCTTCATCTTTTCAACTGCTGATGCTGCAGCAGCAACGTTTGCTCTTACTGAAGCGTTGTGTGCTTCGACAGCAGCCATAGTTTCTGCAACAAGTCTCCTTGTTCTTTCTGAAATCTGCTCTCTAGAGTATGCTCTATCTTTATATACCTTCTGTAAAGCATAAGATTCTTCTCTCTTAGTATCTTTAGCACCTGCCTGTTGTCCACCAGAATTTGAAGGACCTCCTAATATACTACCACTACCCATATTACCAGAACTTGCAGGACCTGCTGAAGAAGGACTATACATTGTCTGAGATGCAAATGCTGAACCACGTTGATTCTTTTTCTTCTTAGTATCTGTCTCTGCTCTAGAAGGGAACATCGGATTATTACCATTTGCAATACCTAAGTCACTGTTCTTCATGAAAGTATTGAAGAACTTATTGTCTTCTGTATTGAATACAGTATTACCAAATTTTATACTAGATGCACCTGACTTACTAGAATAGATACCCTTACCAAATCCAGTGGAGTTAAGCAATGCCATTGATTGAGGTTCTGAGAACCCTTTCCTGCCTAGCATACCACTCATCCACTTATCATCCATAGAGGCTGATATTGCTTTGTTCGCCTTATTCGCAACATTAGGATTGAGTGTCATGTTCTCATTGACACCAAGAGAATTAAGTATATCAGTCATAGACTGCATGGTAGTTCCAGTACCCATACTTGCCTGATTGAATAAACTTCTAGCAGTAACTGCCATTTGATCTGGATCACCACCACTCTTTATTGCGATGACCTTTTTCATTCTTTCTAACTCACTTCCAGACATACCAATATCACCACTACCTGCTACTTGGCTGTCACCAAATCCCATTTGGATTTTATTTCTTACACCATAAGAACCTGGTGGTTTCTTAGTGCCACCAAAGATCCATTTACCCCAGATGTCACCAATAATAGAAGTTAATTTTAATCCTTTCTTGTTACCGTATGCCATGTTAGCAACGTTCTGTAACTGAGCATCTCTATTACCCTTACCAAAGTATCCAACATCAAATGCTAATCCTTTATCATAGAGACCACCTTTACCACTTCTCTGTCTAGCTGCAGCATCATATCCTGATTTATTAGGAGGTCCCTTTCTCCATTTGTTATTTTTAAAATTAGGATGATTGAAGACTGTGTATCCTTGGTTCAAGAATCCACGACCTGCTTCTACTACTGCTTGTTGTCCACCACCTACAAGTTTCTGATCTGCACCTCTCTTACCACCTGCACCTTGAGTTGCACCCAATATATTACCAAGTGCTTGGTTAAGACCTGCACCATCCATGCCAGTCATCTGACCTAGCATGTTGTTACCGAATCTACCTAAGAAATCTTTTCCTAGATGTCCAAGTCTTTGACCAAAGGACATCCCTTCAGTGCCTTGTCCGAACATTGTACCAGCAAGACCACCAACAGTATTAAGTATGTTTGCTCCCTTACTACCTGGTTCTAGAAACTGACTCGCAACACCACCGATACCTCTTATGATATCCATACCAGTTGCTTTACCACCTTCACCAGAACCTTGTCCACCAAAGATAGTTGAGATAGCACCACCAATAGCACCACCTTTATTACCAAATACTGCACTACCTATTTGAGGTAAACTCTGCATGAGTCTACCTTGCCATCCTGCATTCATACCAGGACCTTTACTTGCTCCGTCACTTGGACGACCACTACCATATGTTCCTGCTCCAAATCCACCAGTTCTACCTGATCCTGTATTAGCACCACCCCAAGTCTTTCCTGAGAATAGATTCTTGGCACCACTAAACATCTTACCTAAGAAGAATTGCTTATCATTAAGTCGTGGCATATCAAACCCAAGAGATGAAGCAGTCATCATGTTTGCTTCAGTCAAACCAGGCATTGCTTTTGTAGCAAAGTTATTGAATGGTATAACAAAACTCTCACCAGTATTTTTCTTCGCTACGTACTCAGTTCCATGACCTATAAACTCAGGACTACCACCACCAGGACTTGTAGAAACAGGATAACCTGAGTCAGGACCAGAGATCCAACCACCAGTAGCAAACTCAGGTAATTTTTTCTGACGATAACCGCCATAAGCCATCTCCTCTTCATCATTAACATTTACTGCCTTATTAATACCCCATGCTGCAGCACCTGTTACTACTGCACCTGATAATACTTTACCTTTCCATCCACCAGGAAATCTTCCTCTAGTTTTTAATCCTTTAGAGAATCTAGTTAATGATCTATAGAATACTGTTAGAACACCTCTAACATCCTTGATTAACTTAACAGGATTAGTCAACCATCTAATACCTACAAAGAGAGCACCCAAATGTATAAACGATTTGGCAAATCCCGTGAGTCTTTCCCACCATGTAGCATCATCCCGTAAGAGATCATACAACCCGTCCATCAGTCCCGTCAGTCGTTTCGATATGAATGTCGTAACAAATTTTAGGAACTTGAAGATAGTTTCTATAGTATTCTTAATCTTCTGTTGATTATTCTTATCCGCTAACCACTCTAGTGCAGGTTTAATGATTGCAAGTTTAATAAACCCAGTGAATATTTTTAATAAACCTTCTAAGAAATTAGGTGCGTTCCTACCAATGAAATCACTAACAAAGGATGCAAACTTAGGTTTCTCTACCTTAGTGTACTTGGGATCAAATTGTTTTATTCTTTTCTTTTCGTCTTGTAATCTTTTTAATTCTATCTTTTTTATATCAGCAACAACACCACCAATAGAATTAAGAACACCACCAAGATTATTAAATGCTTGAACAGTCTTCATCTGATAGTTTGCAGATGCTTTATCTGCAGCACCAGCTGCAGCTGACTTCCCAATGTTGGGAGAGATCATCTTGTAAACGTTTATTTTAGTATCTTTAGATATTGCCATACGGATTATTTATTATGCTTGTGCTTGCTGTGGCATAGGAACAGGAACCATTCTTGGTATTGGAACTGGAGTTTGGATCTCTGTTAACTTCTCTAACAACATAGGAACAGGGATAAACTCTAGAGATGATTGCATAGCATATTCTCTAGATAAATTCTTATTCTTCTGAGTCATCGATCCTCTTTGTCCAGACATGACACCAAGAACCTCTGGTTTGACACCCAATTCAGCTGCCATCTCTCTTAAACCATTCATAAGACCACCTGGACCACCAGTCCCCATCATGCCTGTTAAAGTTCTAAACAGACCACCAAATCCCATACTGTCTGCGATGTTACCTATCAATCCCATTGGTGAAAAACCATGTGCACCAAAGGAATCTAGACCAAATAACTGAGACAAACCTGGTACGTTAGCAACACCAGGTATCATACCAATCAGTCCACCTACGGCTGGGAACTTTTTCATGAACCCACCGAACTTATTAAGCATTCCTGTTACACCTTCTGGTAATATTGAGCCAAGACCGCCCATCAATCCACCTAATGCTCCACCAATACCTCCCTGCATAAACCCACCAAGTGCTTGTCCTAGTGGATTATTTTGCATAAAACCACTGAAGGCATCAGACATACCACCGAAGGTACCAGGGAACATACCACCTAGAGCACCGATACCACCAGTAATTGCACCAAATATATCACCAGATGCAGCAGCACCTATGGCTTTAATAGCACCCATGAATGGTGCAGCAGCAGGGAAAACAAATGGAACAACCGTTCCTAAAAGACTACCGATAGGTGAACTCATAATACCACCGACTGCATTTCCTATTCCTTTAACTACACCACTAACAGCCTTTGTGATGCCTTTAAATATCTTACCTATAAAATACTGTTTAGTTGTTAGTCGTGGTAGTTGTCTTACTAACTTACCACCTGTTTCCCAACTGAATGGGTTCCACCAACTCTTAGTCTTCTGTGCTTTCTTATCTGTTTTCTTAGATCCAATACCAAAGGCACCCTCTGGCATTGTGTCACCATACCTTTCGTTGTCAGTCTCTACACCTTTGTAATCTTTTTGAGGTACAAAAGGTTTGTTTGAATATGATAAACTACCCCAATCAAACATTCCTTTATTCTTAGCACCTGACCCACGTTCATTCTTCTTAGGTGGAGCAACTAATACTGGATCTGGTTTTGGTTCTCCAGTATCATACCCTATAATTCTTCCACGTTTATTACGTATGGGTTTACCTTGAGGAGTGTTAGATGCTGTTCCTGCTACTGTAGATGATGAAGTAGACTCTCCTTCTCCGTCACCTACTACACCCTTCATTGCTTCGCCAGATGTTTCACCTGCGTTAGTTGTTTGACCTTTGAAGAATGCTTTATGGAATAATGGGAATGTATTATTCTTTAGGTTCAACATCCAGAAGACATTAGGTATAGACTTACCTAACATCATGGACATAGGTCCCATCATTGCCTTTATGGCTAGTTTAGCACCACCCCAAATTTTATTTCTTCCTAGGATCCATTTTGGTATCCAATCAGGGGGATCTTTAGGAAAATCTGGTATCTTTACTTTAGGTATTCCTGCATAGAATCTACCCCAACCTTTACTAATCCAACCAAGCATCTTAGTGAAGTTATTGAAGAGACCTTTAAGATCATCTCTTAACTTTTTACCTGCTCCTTTCCATCCTCCACCTGGTACATCAGGATTGAATCCAAGATATAATAACTCACCAACATACTCACCACCCATCATACCAATGAGTGATCCTATACCTGGTATAGGAATCAAAGTTCCAAGTGCACCACCAACAGCAGAACCTACTGTCTTAAATATTGCTTGCTTCCATCCATCACCATTTAATACTGAGAATACCCCTGTTAATAATGCACCAAAGATAGGTATCCTACCGAAAGTATTTTGGAATACTTTACCAAGCATCTTGACATTACTTTTACCAAGAAACTTCAGAGCACCACGACCCACTCCTCTGCCCAGTCCTTTACTAAAAACTTTACCAGCTGGTGCTCCTTTAGGACTTAAACCTGTTGTTTTAGGTGGTGCTTTAAATGCTGATGGATTATTTCTTGCTAGTCTGTTTACTCTCTTGAGTGCTTCCGCTTCGGTTAATCCTTGCTTAAGTGCATCTCGATATACTGTACTACCATTCTTACCAAATCTTCTAGCTACGTTTTGGCTAGTCTTTGTTATCTTCTTCCACTTAGGAGTAGGACCTGATCTTCCCGTGTTTGTTCCACTTGTACTAGAACCTTTGCTACGAGTATTTCTATTTGGATTATAGAAATCCAGATTCAACATACTGAGGATAGAATCCATCAATCCAAATGGATTTAACAATGCTCCTAGTCCTACTATCCCTAATAATAATGTCCCTAAACCTTTTAACCTACCAAAGAATGTACTATCATTACCAACGAGGGCAGAGAATCCATCCATTATTTTATTAACACTACCCTTAGCAAAACCATATAACTTCTTAACAACAAAACTTAATTTCTCTATGAATACAGCAGTCTTATGTATGTTCTCTCTATTACCAATGTATTCTAATATTCCCTTCGTTACTAAAAAACTTCCTAGACTAGCAAGGAATTGCATAGCACCCATTAAGAGTCCTTGTAATCCTCCAAACAAAGAATCTACTAACTTACTTACAAGACTCTTCTTAGGTTTCTTTACGTTCTTAATCTTCTTAAGACCTTTACCCTTTAAGGCATTCTGTCTTTCAAACTCATCCTCATTCCTCTGATCTCTTTCACGCTGTAGTCTACGACGTTCAGCAACCTCTCTCATCTTATCAACTTTGATAGATGACAATGATATAGTATGGAGATCTTTTACTACTAGCCCTATACTGTTGACAGTTTTACCAAGGCGATTAATTGCAAGCAGGTTAGTCCTAGGACCGTTGGATGCTAAAGTATTCTTTCCTGATCCGCTAGGATTAACTAATTTATAAGGATTTATTTTTGGGTTAGCCACTTGCTTGTTGAGCTGCTTGTTGATCCTTCATTCTTTTCTCTTCTTCCTTAAGGAAGTCGATTAACATAGTCACATAGATTTCCTTCTCCCAAGGCATAAGGTTTTCAATGTGTTCTATATGCCATTTATGATGATGTATCAGAGCAAAATTGGTATCATAATAAGCCCGAAGGTTATTATGGAGAAGGGCTATCCGAAAAAAGATGCTAATCCTTCTAGTGTCACGTCACTTACTACTTTTGTTTTGGGATTAGTAACCTTTAATTTATGAGACAACTTAGGCATAGTCTCAAAAAAGTCTTGAACTTTCTTAAACTGAGCAGAACTCATTTGATCTAAGAATTCTAGAACTTCTTTCTTTGGAAGTGTCTTACAATCATGTACCTCATCTGGGGTTGTGATTGTTGCAACGCAACTTGCTGCCATGTCAAAGACTTGATCAACGTCCTGTTGATTCTCTGTGAAGTTAGCCTTAACAAAGGTATCAAGACTTGGATAAGACATAGTAATTAAAACCTCATCAGACATTTTAATTTCTTTGTTATGACCCTTAGTTTTAATAACTTTAATAGAGTCTAATGGTATCTTAACTTCGACTTGTGTTTCCTCATCGTCAGGGCAAGTTACACCTACTTCCACACTCTCACCAACAGACTTGGTTCTGATTTGTAAGAATACAAATTCAATATCAAATGTTGGTAGTGCTTCTACATCTTTAATATCAGTGCATGCACCAATAATATCTTTGATAGCATTTACAATACTATCTTGGTTTCCAGTCTCAGTAGCAATCAATAGAACTTTCTCTTCTTTAACAAGGAATGGTCTAAAGTTTACTACTCTACCGTCTGACGGTAGTTTCATTTTAAACTTTGGTGTTACTAAGGTCGGTAATGCCATAATAATTTCAATTCAGTACAATTATTTAGGAGGGTTCCTAAAAGTTATATGTGATCCAGTTTCCTCTGCCAACTACGTTTCTTGCGTCGGCTTTTGCAGGGTTATGCTGAGGGTCACCAGGAATTTGTGCATTCGCGTCACCCCAATCAGTATACTGTGGAACATAGTATCTATACCGTTCAAAATAGAATCCTACAGTCAGTGTATTAACTCTTGACTCCATGTTATTCAACTGAGTTGAACCTATGTTGAATGGAAAGACTTGTCTCAACTCCCACATAGCAGTGATACGGTTTCTTTGTGGAGTACCAAGCCATCCTTGGTTGTAACTTAGTTTATTAACGTTCGCACTCCAAGCATCGTTACCCCATATACTAAAGTTCTTTCCTCCTCCTCTCTCCCACTTGAAGATTCTTACTGTAGGTGCACAGTAATTGTCATAGTAATCTACATATTGATCTGCATCATTTCTTGCGAAGGATAACCATCGTTCAAATATTGTTCTTGTCTTAGAGTTAGCTGGCATTTTAAATGTCATACTAACTTGACTGAAATTAGTTCCAGTCACATATCTATGAGGTGAACCTTGTGTTACCAGTTGACCAGTAGCCATCTGTTTACTAGGTAGGTTTACACTATCACAATAGTAATCTAATAAGAACTGCTCATCATTAGCACCTAAAGAAAAACCTGGTTTACTACCAAACATTGACGGTGTAAGAAAATGCACCGAGTACATGTTGGTGTAACTAGGATTGTTAGACATCTTCCTAGAGAATGCAATAAACTCTTGGAAAGAACTATCTCTAGCGTCTTGTTGATTAGGAACATCGTATGCAACACCGTTGAACATGTTAGCATATTCTTGTAGCGTCTGATCAAATGCAGGACCTATATTTTGGAATAAATTACCAATAAGATTTCCTATCATTATACTTTAAGCTCCTTTTCTGTTATTAACATGAATTGCCATCCACGATCTTTACAATACTCTCTAGCTGCCTTCCATTTTGCTTGATTAATAGCATAAGTGACGACCTCTGTGATATACCTCTTTGTATTTCTATTTTGTTTCTTAGGTTCCTTTGTTTGATTCAAAGGTTTTACCTCAACCATATACTTTTTCCTTCCTATTTTTAAATAGAAATCTGGAAAGTATCTGTGCCGACGACCATCAGCAGGTGATGTATACGGGACAATAATCTCTTCACTACCCCATTCTGTGACAGAAGATGATCTATCACACCATACCATAAACTTATATTCCCATGAAGACCTATAAATAATGTTATGATAATCACCTTTGTACTTTTTGGGAAAGGTAGGACGGTATTTTCCTTGATACCTCATAAATAATACATGAGTTCACAGACTATTTAGGTAAAAAATTGAGCGTTTATAGATATCCATACAGATTACCAGCTACTAGGTCTCAACACGGTGGTAAGGCAGCAGATATGCCTACTGATGCAACCGATTACCTAATGATTAGACGTGAAAGATTTAAGTATGATGATAAACAAGTTCCTGCGTTCTACGATAGACGCACACCAGGTAATCAACAAACAATAATTGCACACCCAGACAGGTGTTACATTGCTATACCTCCACAAATTACAACACAATATGCTCCTGCATATAGAAGAGCAGACGTTGGTGTGTCTGGTGTTGCAGCAATGGGACTACTAGGTGACGGTAAAGACTTCACTGCAATGGCAGGAACATTACAAGATGCTGCAGCTGCTGCACTACCTGAGTTCTCTACTGGTGCTATACTCTCAATGATCAATGGATTCAACCAGTTTGTTGGTCTTCAAGGTCAGTTAGATATTAATACTATACAATCACTACAGAGTGGTAAGATATTCAACCCATATAGTGAACAGATATTCCAAGGTATGAGTTTTAGAACTCATAACTTCGCATTCAAATTCCTATCAAGGAATAAAAGAGAGGCACAAGAAGTTAAAAGTATCATAGATTATATCAAAGTAGGATCAGTTCCAAAGATTGCTGCGGGTGATTACAACAAACAATTTATCAATAAGAATAAAAAGTTTGAAGCGTATGGTAAGACTAACGAAAGAGATAAGATGACTTTCGATCAGGACTGGTTTAAAACTCCTGCGTTCAGTGGTAGTGAAGGATATGCATATCAAAATAGATTCTTCGAGGTTCCAGATAGATATCAATTAAGATTCGTTCGCTTCGGTACAAATACAAGTTCACTTGCAAGTCTTGAACCATCATCAAGAAGAGATTTGATGTTTAAGATCTATCCTTCAGTCTGCACAGGTATTAATGTTAACTATACACCAGACAACCAATACGTTTCACTTAAAAATCCAGATGAAAGAACAGTTGATACTCCTGCGATAGTTATGACTATAACATTCACAGAGACTAGACTACTTACACAACAGGACGTTGCAGCAGGTTACTAATGGCATTCTTTTCTTATCTACCTAATGTATATGTTGGCGAAGGCATCAGAGATGATGAAGACTTTAAGTATCGCCTTGTCAAAAATATATTCAGAAGAGCAAAAACTAGAGCAGACTTAGATCAGTATGTAACTTTACTAGAAGCATATGAAGTGGGGGAAGATGAAACACCTGCTAATATTGCACTAGCATTTTTCAATGATCCATTCTTAGACTGGATGGTATTAATGGTCAACAATATTACTGATGTATATGAAGAGTGGCCAAAGAAGATCAATGATCTACAAGAATATACTAGAAATAAGTATTCAGATCCTGATTCTATTCATCATTACGAAACAGTCAGAGCAGAATATAATGGAGAACTATTTTTAGAAGCAGGGATAACTGTAAATGATACTTGGAGAACTGTACTACCTGATGGTTCTACTCTAGGTGAACAGCAATCAATATATCCAGTAACAAACTATGAGTATGAAGATTATTTGAATGAAAAGAAAAGACTTATAAAATTACCTACACCACCTGTAATAGAATTAATACTAGCAGAGTTTGAAGATGTAATTGCATACGAACCTCACTCAGAACTAGATCAGTTTGGTAATAAGAAGAGTGATTTAAATATGTCTTCTCGTTTCCTTGATAATGCAGGTTATGTTACTGGTAGTGTAAGTAGAGATGCTAGTGTAGGTAATGTAACATCATATGATAACGGACCTGGCAGCACAACTGTACAAGTAGGATCAGGACAGTCCTCTACTGTTACTGCAGTTGCTAATACAGAACCTGTTACCACAACTAATACATCTAATACTACCATAGCAGGAACTTCAACAGCTACAGCAGCAGAATCCTCATCAACAACTTCTTCCAGCTCAAGCAGCACTTCTTCCAGCTCAAGTAGTTCTAGTTCAAGTAGCAGTAGTAGTTCTTCTTCTGGTTCCTCTGGTAGCTACGGGGGTTACTAAAAAACCTTACACGCGAAAAATTTTGGTGGATTTTTTTTGCGGTATTTTGGGAATTAAAAGTGAAATTATATATCAGTAAAAAATAGATTTCATTATAAAATCTCTGGACAAGATAGGATCATCAAAAAAATCTAGTTGTATTTCATCTGCGTCTACGAATACATCATCCTTATCTTTACGACTGTGATGCCAGTAGTAAGTACCGTCCTCTCTTTTATAAAACCAACTAGTGTTATGTGAGTCAAGACATACTACATGTATCACACATGGATATGTTACCTTACGATTTGGATCTGGTTTGGTTGACTTACCCATGCTTCCATACATGGGTTCCTTACCACTACCATGAGCAGGGGGTATGTCTCTCATGACATGCCAATCATAACCTGTCACTTAATATGTTCCTCTATATAACCATTCGTCTGACACTTCTTCCTCTTCATAAAAATCATAAGGACCATCGAGTTTCTTTTTACGTTCTCTCTCATCTAATACCTCATGCATAAGTTGCTTCAACTCTATCTTGAGTGCATCAGATAGGAGATTCATTTTATTCACCTTCAAAGGTGGGATAGCATCACGTTGTTCTTGAAGTGTTCTACCTTCACCTTTACCTTTTCCATAGGACATTCCCTGTGTGTTAATCACGTTGCCTCCAATCATCTGATCGTTCTTGATGGAACCAGTCTACCACATCCTCTGGTTTATAGAAACCCCTTCTATGATTACTTGAATCGGGGTCTCCAATATTCAAGTGATTAAGAAAAGACTCGTCTGGATTTATACTCATCCGACGAGCCTTGTTTAACATACCTCTTGCTGAGGTGTTTGCTTTAGATAATTTCTGTGCCCATATCATGTCTTCCATACTTACTTCTGTTCCTGATGCAATTGCTTTACAGATTGCTTCTAATCGTAAACGATACTGGGTTGATAACATAAACTAATGAATATGATTAGTATTATTTAACTACCTTCCATCCCAGATCATATCAGGCATTGCTCCCTGTCCTGGTTTTATTACAAACAGTAATAAAAAATATGCACCAAAGTAAATTAGATTAAAAGTCCATGCCTGTCTGTAAAGATATTTTCTAATACGCATAGCAAACTCTACTCTAGAATTTGCTTTAGGATCGTAGGCATTTCCTACCTGTCTTAGTATTTGTTCGATAACAACTGCAACTAGTGTACCTATTACTAATGGATAGAATAGGAAGTTTGCAAATGACATCACTGCTATTAAAAAACTCATTGTAATCCTTCTCCTAGTGTGTTTTTTGTTGGTGTTGGTAAACCAATCTTATCTAAGATTGCTTTTGGTATTTGCTTTTGACTAATGTCATAAGGTATAGGTGCATTTGAGACACATACTCTAACACATTCTAATTCTTCTCGTGTCAAAGGAACCATAGTAACAATACCATTGTTATGGTCCCAATCAATTTTATCCATATCAACCAAATGTTGAATCTGGTTCTAATGCTATAAAGTACTTAAGATTATATTGCTTA